TTATTATCAGATCCTATAGCGTAAATCTTCCCCCAGCGAGGGCGAATACCTGCACTTTTCATATCATCATTAGGTAATAGAATACCGCTGCTTAGGATTCTAACATCAAAATCCATATCGCACACTATGATATGGGCACCAATCGGCTTGAATTGGCTCTTGTTAAAACGATGTGGTTCGAATGCTAATTTCTTTTGTTCCATATTATTTCTTCTTTGATTCTTTCGTTTTGGTCTCTAGTGCTTTGAGTTCTTGTAGTTTGATTTCTTCGATCTCTAAATCTTCTTCAAAGGCTGCTTCTAATTCCTTCTCAACTTCTGTCAATGGTTCTGTGATTACAGGCTGTTCTGGTTTTAATCTAGCAGGATTTCTAGCAGGGTTCTTGGTAACATGAGCAGAACGATTGCCAACTGTGTTAGCATACATGTTATTTGTTTTCTCAGTTACTGGTACTATGATTTTACCATGCACATCAATAGTGTCTCCCCTCGCATTGATATTCTTTACATTGCTCACAGCACGTACCTTTTCATTTTTAGTCGCTAGTGCTGCCATATCAACTGTCTTACCCATCGCTGTTCTATATATGCTCATATTTTTCTCCTTTTATTTCAAAAATTCATCTACCGATAATTGGTAGTACAAACTATTTATTCTGTGAATCCCTATCAAATACAATACATAGCTTGCTACACTACTACCACGACCCACTCCCCAGACTATATTGTTTCTACGCATAGTGTCAACTAGATATTTCAAATACTGCAATAATGGGAACATGTTCCTATCATGGAACTTCAATAGTTCATCCCCTGCTCGTTGTAGTTCTTCTTCGTTTTTGCATTGATCCAATACCCATTTAGCGATATCCATCTCTTGATATTCTATGGGCATATGCCATTCTGATTGATTCTTATTATCAAATTCTTCTGTTGATAATTTACTGTCAATATATTCTACTAGTATGGGTAGATTTTCGTTAGACAGAAAAATATCGTCTAGCTTTATTTGTTTATCTACAAAACATCCCTTGATCGTTCGTATTGGGTCACGTAGATATAAATCGCACAGGTCATTCTCTGTGAGAATTATTTGTCCATACATATCTGTTTTCATCTATACATTGTAGCATAGAGTTTTGAGTAAATCAACAGTTATGGTTGTTTTTCTAGTTCATTACTAAAAATAATCTCAGTGGGTTTGATCAATTTAGCATTCCAATCTAACCCGATGTTCGACCAATCACAAGATTTAACCAATTTAACGATCTTGTCTTTCTTGTTGTGCTTGACAATATCAGATATGGAAGTAGTTGATTCACTCCACCATCCTTTGCCAAATGGATGGTTACTTGCACTATCTAGGTCGTACAAGAATCTAACTTGGTCGCTCAATACTGATAGTAGTGCGATATCGGTAACTAGTAGTTTACCTTCAGTTATAGCATTGAACTTCATCAGCAACAACACAGTTATTATCTGATCATATGGTTCTTCAGGCAAGATACAAGTTTTTATACCAGCTTGGTTGTATTTTTCAATCGTTTTCTTTTCTTCACTGTGGACGAAAACACTATTAGATAGGCTCTCACTCAAAAAATATAATATCCTATCCATTGCGATATTCTGTTCTTTGATGGATTCGGTTTGTACATCCATTGATAAAGTTATATCATAGTAGTTTAAAATAAACTTACCTTCAAAATGTACAGCCGCTTGAAATGTGAAATCACGGTCGATTCTTGTTGCCAATTTTTTCCTCTTTTTGAATATTTACGTTTGACTTGATGTTTTGCTTTTCTAGCATCTCATCCATTTTTTTACCTGATTGCTTGCGATAACTCTCAAGCACCATATGTAATTGGTTGATCAATGGTCTATTGCCCATGCGATAAGCAAAACTCAATTTGTTGTTGAGATCGGTAATTTTAGACTGCAATTCTTCTAAGGTCTTGTCTTCAAGACTTTGAGAACTGAGAAATGGATGTTCCATTCAAATATTTATTACCAAGTTGTTAGTGCGATTCTTTTCCAGATGTCGCTACCATTGTATGATACGCTACTGAAAGCGTTCGCAGTAGTAGTCAATGGAACATTAGCTCCTGCTGTCCCGCTACTTCTAGTCGCGCTGACTGAGATAGTTCCATTCACTCCCGAAGTAGGAATAGATTTCACATAATATACTGTATTAGCTACTAGGTTTGCCTGTCCAACATTAGCTCCAGTGAATACTATAGGATCATTCAATGTCAATAATCCAGTATTTGATACTGTCAATATGTTTCCGGTAGCGTTGGCATTTGCTACTGGGATAGTGTTTGCAACGGCTGAGTATGAATCAGTGCAGACATAAAAATACTCAGTATCCACTGCTACATCACCTTCTACATCACCTTGATAGCCAGTCGGTGCAGGAGTACGCTGTTGTATCATTGTCGCTGTTCTAGGTCTATTGTATGGTTCGATAGTCAATGTGTTACCGCAATCAGTAGTGCTGATCCTGTAATCCATCTGTGTCACCCCGTAAGGTACGGATACGCTCACATTGCCGTTGATATTAGAATAATTCTCTAATGTAGTCGCACCGCTATCTCCATCGATCATCAATGAACTAGGGAAAGTGATGTATGCATCTGCATTTGATACAGATAGTGATAACTGTACATTGCTCTGTGTACCCGTAGGTGCCCAATTACCGAACTGTAATGTCACATTACCTGCAATAGTACCATACTGTAAATCACCCAATGACGCATTCACTTGCACAGTGCCTGCTAATGCATTACCTAGATTGTATGTGGTAGCACGAAAACTCCTAGTACTAGCATTACTAATCAATGTGTTAGCCATGTCATTGTTGATAGTAGATCCAACTAATGCTTGCTTGACTACTACCTTAGTCTGCAGGTCGGTGATCTCAGTGCCTGCGCTATTGAGATTGGTCACTATGCTAGCAAAGTTATCTCTGAAACCTTGGCTGTTGTTATTGACACCAGGTACAGGATAGTTTACATTTATTCCGTTTGTATTGATATTACTCATTTTTTTATTCCATCTAGATATTTAGTATTGTTATTCGTTCGGTAAAATAGTTTCTCTAGGGAATAACACAAAGAAATCTTCGCTATTTAATGGTACGGGAGTTGGATCCGCACTAGGCAATCCAGTCCAAGCAGGAGGAACTAAATTATTGTCAAAATCATAAGTCTGACTCTTATCTACAGTGAACCTATCTAGATTGAAATTGATCTGATTCAATGTATATGGCCAGTTAGTTTCTATGTTTGTTTTGATAGCACTAGCCAATCCTGGCTTAGTATAGCATATCACCCAAGCTTGTGTGTATCCCAATGTGCTACCATTTGCTTGTTGGCTAGTCATCCATAATGGTAACAGATTGCTATTAGGTTCTAATCCTAATATGTCTGCTACACGGTTACGCATATTATATAGACTGTTAGGATGTAATATTCTTGTAGTTCCTGTTGAGAGACTGGTATAATATTCTTGACCTAATTTTTCTATCCAACTAGTACGAATAATTGTCGAACTTGTATACCAAGGTCCTAGATTTAGATTGATATTTCGTGGCCACTGGATAGTACTCTCTACACTTATACCTTGTGGATTTATCAAATTATCTATCACTTCGCTATAGACCACTTCGTATATTATCTCGTTAGTAACCGAATTCCTCGCAACTGCGGTCTTTAACTCACCTAGTGTGATGTTCCTCCAATAGTGATTCTGTGTTACTGCTACGATATATTCTTGTATACTGCTAGCATAGATGCCATATGCATGTTCATATATCACGCTAGTAGCTTTACCAAAATAAATGTCATCTGGTCTATACAATGAACTTGTTGGTATCAACGATTCACTATCTAATAGTGTTCTCAGTATCTCTCTATCATTGATGCTAGGTGCTGCTTGTATATACAAGATGTCTGTAGGATACCCAAACTCTTGGAATACTGTAACAGTAAATGTTTTGTTTGAGATTACTACAGGGAAGCTAGGGCTATAAGCAGTAATAGTGAAAGTGAAATCTGTGCTTGTTCCTTGATTCAATAATACATCAGTTGGTTGATCAGCTACTACCCCTACTATCTCACCATTACTTAGTAATTGTAGATTAGGTGGCAATGTGCCTGATTCTAACCTGTATAATAATGGAGTATCTGCTAATGCATTCACAGACAATGTACTCACAGTCGCATTATATACTGTGCCTAAATTTGAAGGGGTAGTCCATGTTATAACATCGGTCACATCTAAGCTTAGATTGAATGCATACCTAAAATTTACTGATGAAATGAAAGAAGCATTCGCTCTATACACACTAACAGTGAAATCATAATTGTTTATTCCAGGTGAAGCTAAGTATGGATTACCTGTTATCCATCCTGTATTAGTATCTCCGGATAACCATGTTGGCATGTTTGAGAATAGATACTGTAATGTATTGCCATCAAAATCATATCCTAAAATCTTGAATGCAAAAAAGTTACCGCTATCTATTGTTCCTATCTGTGCGTTTGTTGAGGGACTTACTGGTGGCAATACATAATAACCATAATATGGATCAGTATCAGTAACTCTTATCGTCAATGGTCTTGTATTGAGTATAGTAGGTATCCTTGTGTTAGGAGGGTTTCCAGGTCCACCTTGACTGACAGGAGCATTTTGATTTATGACTGTTATAGTATATGATGCAGTATTTCCACCGAGTAGACTTAGCAATCTCAATGTAAAAGAATATGTTCTTATAGTTGGTTCACCTTGAACAGTTTCTAAGAAAGAAATATTCATCGCACCATAATCATTTGTCAATTGTAAAGTAGCACCGAATTGAGTAGTAGTAACTGAGAAAGCAGATGCTACTACATCAACATAACTAACATAATAAGTGATACCGGCTGACAGTCCACCTATAGTGTCAGTAAATGTGACAGGACGACCTACCACGACTCCTATGATATTATCAGAGTAAATGTAATTGTTAGTAGCCGATGTAGATAGGCCAAAAGTAGTAAAGCCAGTTAAGCTAACTTCTACGATGGGTGGTTCAGCATATCCTTGTATCAATCCAGAAGGTGCTAATTCTAACCCCGGTGGTAATATTCCACTTTGTA